ATAGGTGTTCTGCACGGAGATCCATTCGTAACGCCTGGTGGCGCCGCGATTCCTTTTCACGCATCAGTTCGTGTAAGACTAAGTTCTGGAACACAGATTAAAGACAAGGCAGGCAACGTTATTGGAATTCACGTTATTCTTACAACGAAAAAAAATAAGGTCGCTCCACCTTTTAGAAAATATGAATTTGATATCATCTTTGGAAAAGGAATCGTCGAGCACGAATACATTTTTGACGAAGTAAGAGATTATTGTTCAAAAAACAAGATCATCACTGATTATACGCATGAAAAGCAAAAAAGAAAGATTTTAATTGATGTTTCAGGAACTGGCGCGTGGAAACAATTGACGGTCTCTGATACTGAAACAGGCGATGTTTACGTTGATAAAAAATTCTATAAATCAGAATTTGGTGATATCATGAAAGACCCACTTTATAAGCCGTTTATTGATAAAGCAATTGATTCTACGTATACGCTTGTCGCCGGTGAAGCAGTTTCTGATGGCGAATCACCAACGAATGACGATAAGGGTTAGCTCGAATTGTCAGCGCTGTAGTAGTCACGCATCACTTTTTTTGTGAATCCATAATCTAACAAAACAACTCGTTGGTCTGACGTCTTTCCCCAATGTTCGATCGAAATTAGATCACCCGGCAAAAGATCGGTGTTCTTCATTAAATCAAGAATTTTTTGTGTAAATTTTTCAATTTTAAAATTGAATTTTGTATTAATGTAGAGTTCAGGTTGTTCGATTATATCTTCAAAAGTATAGAAATCAGCGCCCGTCAATTTCTTGAATTCATCTGTATCATGAACCGGATTTACAAGTTCAGAAACGAGCCATTCATAATTTTTGTCATCAAAATCATAAATTTTTGCAACAATTGATTTTGTTAATTTATTTGTGTATATGTCAACCTCTGTCTCGTTTTGCGCCGGTCCTGTAAAATTATCACGTGAGATTTTCAAGACAGTTTTGCTGTTTAACAAATAAACGTTACGAGCGCTGCCATGACCGAACAATGTTAACGTTTCATCTGCATAATTAGATGCAATATTGATACCTTCGTTATTGTAAATTTCTTTAAATTTGTTTATTGAAAACCTTTGAAATGCGCTTGGCGAACTTCTATATCTCACATCATTATTTTGACGTTTTCTAATTTTTTCAAGAAGTACAAGTTCTTCAATGTACTCTTTTAACAAATTCATACATTAAATATTTGTCGTAACACAAATGATTATAAATCATGTTCTTTTTCAAATTATGTCGTAAGATTTCCACCAATGGACAATAAAGATCAAAGACCTGTAATTGTTTGTGATTGCATGAACGCCTTTGTTAGAGCTTATAGTGCATACCCACAAATGTCTTCACATGGTCATCAAGCGGGTGGAACAATTGGTTTCTTGAAAACATTAAGAAAAGTTGTTTTTGAACAACAACCAAAAATCGTGTATCTTGCGTGGGAGGGTGGAGGTTCGGCATCGCGTCGATCATTATACCCTGAGTATAAAATGAATAGAAAACCCGAAAAATTAAACAGGTTTTACGGCGATGATATTCCAGATTCAGAAGACAATAAAAAACATCAATTAATTGCGTTACTATCAATGTTAAAAACTGTTCCTGTTTGTCAAATATACACTCCTAATTGTGAAGGCGACGATGTTATTGCGTATTTGTGTAACACACATCTTAAAAACGAACAAGTAAACATCGTATCATCTGATAAGGACTTATACCAATTACTGAATCCAACGACGAAAATTTATAATTTACATAAGAAAACATTTGTTTTAGAGGAGGATATTTTTTCAGAATATAAAATTCAAGCGAAACACTTTGCAATCGCTAAAGCGTTGTGTGGTGATCCGGGAGATAACGTTCCAGGAATTAAAGGACTTGGATTTAAAACGGTTGCAAAATTGTATCCGTTTTTAGGATCAGAAAACGAAGTAATATTACAAGACGTATTAGATTACGCTGCTTCTCACATTACAGAATCTAAATTTCATAGAATGATTGTTGAACAACAAGATGATGTTAAAAGAAATTGGAAATTAGTTTTCTTAGATGGCAGCTTACTATCACACCACCAGACATCTCAAATTGATCATTTAGTAAACACATTTAAACCAAAAATCGATAAAATTGGCTTGGTGAAACAATTGATAAAAGAAGGAATCGGTGATTTTGACGTAGATGGATTTTTCTATGCGTTTAATTGTATTGACAACGTTGAATATGGCTCTAGGAATGATTGAAATAGGACAAACTAATGGATGAACAATTGCAAGTAAACTTTGGTCAGTATGGGAAAAGTTTTCAAGATAAAATTATGCAGGCACTACTGTCTGATAAACAATTTGCAGAACAAATGCTTGAGGTGTTCGAAGTATCATACTTTGATTTGAAATATCTTCAATTTCTTGCAGACAGATATTTTAAGTACGCAAAAAAATACAAGGTATTTCCAACGTTGCAATTACTTGTAACGATTATTAGAGATGAACTAAAGCTTGGAAATGATATTGTTTTAAAAGATCAAATTGTTGATTATTTGATGAGAATGAAAACCAACCCAGACGTTGGTGATTTACAATATGTTAAAGAAAAGTCACTTGATTTTTGTCGAAAACAAGCATTAAAAGCAGCGCTCGAGAATGCAGTTAGTCAGATGCAATCTAATCAATATGAACAAATTGTTGAATCAATTAAAAAAGCCGTGATCGTTGGGACTGCACCCGCAATGGGTCATGATTTCTTAATCGATTATGAAAGTCGTTTTACAAAATCACAAAGAAATTGTGTTCCCACAGGTTTATCAGAGTTAGATAAAAAAGAAATTTTCAATGGGGGAATTGGTTCTGGGGAATTGGGATGTGTAATCGCTTCAACGGGTGTAGGCAAGTGTGTAGATAGAAACACTTATGTAAATGTCAAATACCCACGAATCAAAATTAATGAAAAATTCTATAAACCTTGGGAACGAATTGAAACTCGACGAGGTTCAATTTTTGCAAGAAACATTGTTGAAACAGACGAACTTGTTTAATTGTTGTTGTTTGGGAAAAAGACTGGAAAGATGACAAAGAATGTCAATTACAAAGGATAAAAGATGCTTACGATAGAATACAGTGATTTTGAAGAACGTCTAACGATTGGTAGTTTATTTGATCAAATTAATTTTTCATCAATGACGCCTGAGACAGATTTTTCAGGTGACAGTTTTATTTCAAATGAATGGCCAATTGAAGTTTTATCGTTGGATTCTTACTATCCTGTCGAGGGATTTCGTTGGACGAAATTAGAGAAACAGGTAATTGTAAAATTGCAACACCTTAAAACAAAAGATTTCATTGAATTACAATGCTCGCCAGATCACATTGTTATGACAAATATTGAGAATCTTTCGTGGGAAAAAATTGTAAATCTTAAAGTGAATAATAACGTAGTCACTCAACGAGGATTATGTAAAATTGTAAGTATTGAAAAAATTAATGACGTCGCTAGACTATGTGATATGCAGGTTGCAATTGCTCATTCATACTTTACAAATGACATTATGTCTCACAATTCTCACTTTCTAACGTTCCTTGGTGCAACTGCATTACGACTTGGGTTAAATGTGTTACACTATACGTTTGAATTATCTGAAGCCGCCGTTGGTCGTAGATATGATTCGAATTTATGTGACATAGATTCTTCTGACGTAATTGAAAATAAATTTTCAATTTTAGAAAAGTATCAATCAATGAAATTGGGAAGGTTGATCATTAAAGAATTTCCACCCAACTTTGCAACCATTTATACGTTACGTAGTCACATTGAAAGGCTAGATGTTAAAGGATTTAAACCAGATATCATCATTATTGATTATGCTGACATCATGAGATCGTCTAGGCAATATGATTCATTGCGACATGAATTAAAGTTAGTTTATGAAGAATTGCGTGGATTTGCATCTGAAAAACATGTTGGAATATGGACCGCCTCTCAAAGTAACAAAGATGGGGCTAATGCTGAAATTGTTGATTTAGGAAACATGAGTGAAGCATATGGAAAGGCGATGGTTGCAGATATCATCGTTAGTCTTTCACGTAAAGCTCATGAAAAAGCTTCAGGATTTGGTAGATTGTTTATTGCGAAAAACAGGGCAGGTCGAGACGGAATAGTATATCCAATTAAAATAGACACGTCTCGCAGTGTTTTTGAAATTATTGGTGGACCTGGAAATTTTGAAGAAGCGAAGAACGAAGACGAAAAACTTACAAAAGAAGCACTAAGAAAAAAGTGGAACGAATTAAATAAAGACAAATTAGTGCAAAAATCTACTGAACCGACAACATAGTTATCAGATGCTTAAACACAAACTTGAGCAAAATTTCATATACACTTTGGAGACTCTAAATGAATAAGACGTATACGTACGAAGAGGTGCGAGATGCTTCGATTGCTTATTTTGATGGCGACACTCTCGCCGCCGATGTGTTCGCAGGAAAGTATGCGCTGCAAGATTTAGAAGGAAAATTGTATGAATTGACGCCTGCTGATATGCATAGAAGGCTTGCTTCTGAATTTGCTAGAATTGAAGCAAAATACAAGAATCCAATGACAGAGTCTGAGATTTTTGACTTGTTGTCAAGCTGGAAGGTTGTTGCCCAAGGCAGTCCGATGGCCGCGATTGGCAATACGTTTCAAGTTCAATCGTTGTCAAATTGTTTTGTGATTGAATCGCCTTATGATTCTTACGGTGGAATATTAAA